ATCTGGTATTATGAATAAGATGATAAACGGTGCTAAAAAAATAGATGATTCTAACGGCTTCTTTATTAAAATATACTAGAGATTAAGTATTATAAATAGTATTAGTTGATTTATATGGAAAATGTGAGATTATATTAATGGAACAAATTGGAGAGAAATGTTTAGTTTTAAAGGTTTTATTACCACAGAAAAGAATACGCACCTAGAACACCTAGAAGATGATATAATCAATAGAGGTTCAGCAGGTGGAGAAAATGCTGTTGCATTTTTAAAGTCAGTTAGAAATATGCTAGCTGGTTCTTCTGGTGGAAGAGTTAATATGTCAGTCAAGTGGGACGGCGCTCCTGCTATAATCTGTGGCACAAATCCTGAGAACGGCAAATTCTTTGTCGGTACAAAATCAGTCTTCAATAAAAAACCTAAAATCAATTATACACCAGGAGATATTATGAGTAATCATAGTGGACCTGTTGCACAAAAATTAATGGCGTGTTTAAAAGATTTAAAAAGATTAGGTATTAGAGGTGTCTATCAAGGTGATTTATTATTTACTAAAGGTGATATAAAAGCTGCTGCTATTGATGGCGAAAAGATGATTACTTTTACACCTAACACTATTACATATGCAGTACCTATAAACTCTAGTTTAGGCAGACAAATAAGAAGAGCAAGAATAGGAATTGTATTTCATACTTTCTATTCAGGCAAAACTATGAATAGTTTATCTGCTGGGTTTGGAACAATAAGAGGTAAGTCAGGTTCATCAGCAGTTTATTTAGCAAGTGCAGGTTATACTGATACATCTGGTTCATCTACATTTACATCTGGAGAGTTAGCAAGATTTGATGGACTAATAAGAATGGCACAAGGTTCATTATCAAAAGCATCCTCATTATTAAATGTAATGAAATCAAACGATCCTTTATCAGTAGGGTTTAGGTTAAAATCATTTTTCAATCATTATATTAGAAACACACAAGGGCATATGGGTAAGGTTAAAACTTTACAAGATATGTTTAGAGAATATTACGATCAAATTTTAACAGCAGAAATTTCTGATAGAAAAACTGCTAAAGGTAAAGAGAAATATATTCAGGCAAAGAAAGATGGTTTGAGATTTATAGATAGAAATAGAACTGCTTTATATTTTGCTATTGCCTCTCACGTGAGTTTAGCAAATGCAAAGAATTTTTTAATACAAAAACTATCACAGATACAATCAATAGGACATTTTATTAGAACACCTAATGGTTATAGAGTAACTAATCCAGAAGGATTTGTTGCAGTAGATAGAAAAGCAGGTGCTGTTAAACTTGTAGATAGATTAGAATTTAGTAGAGCAAACTTTACAATTGCAAAAGATTGGGTAAAAGGATAATGAAAAAAACTATTAAAGAAGTTAGAGAATATATTAACGAAGGTGTTTACGATCCAGGTATCTTCAAAGCATTTTTTCTTGCAGGTGGTCCTGGTTCAGGAAAATCTTTTGTAACTGCTAGTGCCTTTGCTGGTACAGGATTAAAACTTGTTAATTCAGATGTTAAGTTTGAAAAAGATTTAAGAAAGTTAGGTATGTCTATGAAAATGCCTGACCAAGAAGCATACTTTAGAGATATGATTAGAAAAGGTGCAAAACAATTTGCTGGAAAACAAATGGATACTTATTTAAAAGGCAGACTAGGTGTGATTGTTGATAGTACAGCAAGAGATTATGGAGTTATATCTAGTCAAGTTAATATGTTAAGACATATAGGGTATGATTGTTATATGATATTTGTAAATACAAGTTTAGATGTTGCATTGCAAAGAAATAAAAGTAGAGAAAGAAGTATACCAGAATATATTACAAAGAAAAGTTGGCAAAAAGTACAATTAAATATGGGTGCGTTTCAAAGAGTATTTGGTCCTTCTAAAATGTTAATTGTAGATAATAGTAGAGATGAAAAAGAATTAGTTACAAAAACTTTATCTACTGCTTCAAAATTTATTAGAAGTAGATTAAGAACTAAACCAGAAAATCGTACGGCAATGGCGTGGATTAAAAGAGAACTAGAACTAAAGAAAAGAATATGAGCATAGGATTTAAAGATTACTTATTTAAGTATTTAAAACAAAACGAAGCAGTCATTGATGTGCCTAGACAATCATATGCTACAGGTGTGTTCTCTAATCCTGAAGATAAAGATCCAAAAATTAAACCTGAAATTATCGGTCAGATAATGAAGCAGTTTACAGAATTTAAAAAAGAATATCCTATATTAGATTATTCTTTAATAGGTTCTATTCTAACTAAAAGATATAGAGATGACGCAGACCTTGACATCAATGTATTGTTTGATGTACCAAAAGAAAAACAAGAAGAAGAAAGATTAAGACTATCTCAAAAGTTTTTATCTGCTAAAAATCCAGATAACATACAAGGTAAATTAATACCTGGTACAAGACATCCTATTAACTATTATTTTATTACAGATAAGGAAACTTATGACGATCAGAATAAAAAGGCAGACGCAGTATTTGATATAGGTAAAAATAAATTTATTAAACGACCTGAAGATTTTGAATTTGATCCTGCGTTATATGTAAAAGACTTTGATAAAAAAGTACAAGAATTAGATGTAATCAAAGGTGAATTAAAAAGAGATATAATAGATTACAAAGAACTAAAAGGACTAACAACAAATGATGTTTTAAATTTACAAGACAAAGTAAAAGATAAACTAGACGAAATAGAATACGACATAGAATTAATAATTAAAGTAGGTGATAAGGTAGACGCAGAAAGAAGAAAAGCGTTTGATAGTGATATGTCGCCTGAAGAAATAAGACAATATGGTATTAAGAATAGATTACCAAAAGCAGTTATCTATAAGATGTTAGAGAAATATCACTACATCACTTTTTACAAAAAATGTAAAAAGATTTTAGATGACGGAATTGTAACTGATAAAGAAATAGATAGTTTAAAATCAGAAGCAGTTAGAAGAAGAAAATCTATTGCATTTACATTTGGTAGATTCAATCCACCAACATCTGGACACGAGAAACTAATTAAGAAAGTTGCTAGTGTTAGAGCAGATACTTTTAAAATATTTTTAAGTAGAAGTAATGATCCTAAAAAGAATCCATTATCTCCTAGAACTAAATTAACTCATATGAAATTTATGTTTCCTAAGTATAGTAGAAACATTGAAATCAATACAACGAATATGATATTAGATATTGCAAGTAAATTATACAGACAAGGATATACTGAAATCTTTATGGTCGTAGGTAGTGATAGAGTTAGAGAGTTTGAAACAATTTTAAACAAGTACAATGATGTAAGAAGTAGGCACGGACATTATAACTTTGATAATATTAATGTATTATCAGCAGGTGAAAGAGATCCAGATTCAGAAGGTGTAGCAGGTATGTCAGCAAGTAAGATGAGGGACGCTGCTAGTAAAGATGATCTTCAAACTTTCAAAAAAGGATTGCCTACAGGATATAGAAACGCAACAGATTTATTTAAAGATGTAAGAAAAGGAATGAGATTAGTAGCAAGTATGGAATACGATACTAACTTTAGACCAGTTAAAACCTTACAAGAATTTGAACAAAATCAAATAAGAGATATGTATATTAGAGAACAAATCTTTAATATAGGAGATAAAGTTAAATACATTAAAGAAGATATTAATGGAAAAGTGATTAGAAAAGGTACAAATTATATTGTACTAGAAGACAACAACAATAATTTACACAAAGCTTGGATATGGGATTGTTTACCTAATCCAGCAGATAGAGAGGCACAAGTGAGAGAATACAATTTAGATATAGATTATGGTTTTGAAGCCGTATCAGAAAAAAGAGAAGAAGAAACTGATAAAGTAAAAGAATCATACGATATTGGGCACGATTATGCTCAACACGCAGTTAAAGTAACCCCAGGACAAGACGGATATGACCCAAATTATGAGGGTGGATCATATAAACCAGCAGTAGATGGTACTTCTGGAGAAAAAGTAGTAACTAGACCAATAAGTGATGATATTTCTGTAAAAGATATTAATGATTGGTCAACTTCAAGTGAAACAATAGATAAATATAAGGAAAGATACAAAGAAGAATGGCAGAAAAAGTTATCTGAAGTTGTATCTAAAATGATAAAGAATTTATAATGGATAAAGAACTTGATAAGTTTTTAGATGATCTAGCAAACAATACACCAAACAACGAGCAGTTTGAGGAACAAGAAAAAGAAAAAGAAGAAGATGAAAAAGACACTAAAAGAAGTTAGAAATAGTTTTTTAAAAGAAGCAGTTGCTACGGTATCTGATTTACAATATATCAGAGCAAAGACACATCATAATAACCATTTTCAAGCAAGAATATATGTTGCTGAGAAAATATTAAAAGATAGAAAATTAGCAAAGGCATATGAGTCATTAGCATTTGTACACGATAATTATGCTAGAGTTGTTGGTAATGACGCAATTACAATTAGACAAAGATTAGAGAAAATGTTAATGACACAATTAAAAAGTAAGATTAAAAATTGGGACGAAATTTATTCGGCACTATAAGGGAGAACAATGACACACATAAGAACATTAATGGATCATATGATACAGATTGACGAAGGTAGAATGAAAGATATTTTTACTGCTGACGAAGAAGGTAAATCTGCTAAAGAAATTGCAAAGGCATTAAAACTGCCTTTAGGTACGGTTAAGAAAATTTTAGGTGAAGACAATGAATTACAAGAATTTTCATCAACTCAATTAGATATATTAGCAAAACAATATGCTAGTTTAAAAGGTAAAACAATTTCAGTTGACAATGCAAATAAATTAAGACAGATATTCAAAAGAATACCTGATAGTGCTATGAACGATATAAGAAAGAAAAAGATACCTTTCTTATCTGGTCTTGCATTATCTCGTATGGTACAAAAAGGTATGCCTGTAAAAGAGTCTACATTCCCACCAAAAGATAGTAAAGAAAAACCTAAAGAAACACCTAAAGAAGGTGACGCTAAATCAGCAGACGCATTAGAAAAACAATTAGTTGTTGCTACAGGTCAAATCAATCTATTAAAACAAAAGATTGAGAATGAAAAGAATAAAGTTACAAAACCAGCACCTAATAAAGAAACAGGTGAAGTACCTTTAACAGTAGGTATTGCTTACAAACATCTTAAAGATAAATTAGAAAAAGAAAAAGAAGAAAAAAAAGAAGAAGTTAAAGAGGCATTTTCTGTACAGATAACTAAAACAGATGGCGGTAAATTTATACACGGAACTTATAAATCAAAAGCAGAAGCAGAAAAATGGATTAAGTGGTACAAGACTGGTGATTTAAGAAAGACTAAATCTATTGAAGTTGTTAAAGAAGAATTAAAAGAAGCAAAGTCACCATTTAGATTATCTTATGATGATAAGTATGGCAAACACGCAGGTTTTGAAGACGCAAAAACACTACAAGATTTACAAAACAAAGCACAGAAATTAAGATCAAAAGGTTTTAAGATTAATAAAATGGGTAGAAATACATCTCCTGTTGAACAAAAACTACCAGAACCAGAAGGTAAAACGGAAGTTTCAGAAATAAGAATAAGACCAAAAAGTATAGTAGAGTCAGACCCTACTCAATATGGTCCTGATAAAGTTGCAAAGGCAATGAAAATTGCTGTAAAGAGTAGTGGAATGTATAGTAAGGCAGTAAGAGAAATAGAAAAGATTGGTAAAGATTTATCTAAAGTATCTACTATTGCAAGAGC